AATTCTTTTTGTTTGTATACTTTAAATACTGCTTCTAATATACTGTTACCAAATGGCCAGTTATTATTCATGCCATCACTTAAACTAACATGAACCATATGTTTTGAATCTACTGCAAACTCTGAACTCATACTTGATGAGTTATTTGCAGTTACAATTCCTGCATTACCTTTACCTACACTATAACCTGTTGTAGGATTAATAGTAGTTGAGTCTGTATGTTTTTTAGTATCTGTAGCTACAAGGTCTTGTAAATTTAGAGCAATGTTTTTTACAATATATTGATCAATTTTTCTACCTTCACTTTCGTTAACGATAGACTTTGCAACATCACCTGGTTGTACCCAAATAAGTTTGTAAGTTTCTGGATCTCTAATAAAAAATTGATCACCATATTTTATACACGATCTAAACATAGTAAACATTCTACGTTCAAAATCATTTATTCTAATCCATTGTTTTAATGTAGTTTCAATAGCATTTACTTCTGAATCTGTTGGCTCTGTTTTATACTCAATTTTAAAAGGAAGTTTTGATTCTGCATCTGTCTGTGTACTAAATTCTGCAATAGTATCTAATGCCGCATTAATTTCACTGTCTTGATCCATTTGATCATACTGTGTATATCGCTCAATACGATTTGGCTGACCACTGTATACTTCAGGTAGCCAACTCTGCCAACGATTAGTTTTTGTGTTTCCTGCAGATGTACTACCACCTACGTTATATCTTGTAAAATGCTTTTTCCAGCTCATAATTTATTTCCTTTGCAGTATTTATGCTATTAGACTTAGAACCTTCTAGAATTCCTAATATTGTTCATTTCTATCTTTTCTTTAGCATCTATTTCTGCTTTAATTAGTTCAATATGCTCTTTGTATCGTTTTATTTGAAGTTCTTTATTAGCAACAACACTATTTTCTAATAGTTTAACATGATCTGCATACTTTGTCAAATCATTTTTTAGATCGCTTTTCGACCTATTGGCAACAGGTATCATGTCTATTGGTTTAACTACTGCATGACTTTGCCCTTCCAGATGATGACCATAATAACTCTCTGGTAACATTCCATTACCAGGAGCACTACTAACTGCATCACTGTCGCTACTGTTAGGAGTACTATCCTTGTCAGAATTTTTGTCGGCATTTTCTAAATCTTCAGCAGTTTGTCCAAAGAACTTTGAAGAGGCATTCTTTATCATTGTTGAATTTTCTTCAAACCATTGTGATACTGATTCGACGCCAGCACTTAATTTATTAATTGGTAATGTAATTGCTTCTTGAGCAGTTAAAAACATTTTAGCCGCATCGTTCATTGCTTCTACTGTAGTACCTGCCGCTTCTAATTTTTTCTTTGTTTCTTCATTAAGTTTTTTAATTTCTTCTTGGTTTTTACCAATTACTGCTTTAAAGTCTTTATTAAATAAAAGTACAGTTGACTGAATACCTTGAATTTCTTTACCATATCCTTCTGCTGATGCTGAAAATTGTTTTGTGGTATCAATTTTGCTTATTTCATTCATTAAGAAATTGTTTACACCTTCACCTGTTAGTGTTCCTTCTCTAACTTTCATTGCTATTGCATCTGTTAATCCTGGAGCCACTGTTTGTAATGTTGCTAGAGTCCCTTGATCTAAGAATCCTTCTAATGTAAAGTTTCCAATGTCTCTTGAATATGACATTGTTGCTATATTAATTGCTTCTCCTAGATTTTCAAATGCTTGTTTTCCTGGACCTTCAGCTCCTTCTATAATTAATGCAAGTTGTTTTTGAATATTTTCTACTGATATAGCTTGGTCTTCTAAACCCTGTCCTCTTAATATACTAGTACCGGCCGCTAATCTTACATCACTTAATGCTGATACTTGTGCCGCTAGTGCTTGGTTTCTATTTAATTTTGTTAGACTAGCTAGAGCAGTTGATTCAACTACAAGGTTAGCAAACGAGTTTCCAAGTTCTCTACCTTGTTCTTCCATGGACCTTGAATCTATTTGTCCTGTTATACGTGCCATTTCTAAGTAGGCCGCATATTGATTCATTAACTCAGTATTCTGCATACCCAAGTCACCCATGTCATCTGTAACTTCACTTAACTGTTTAAACATTCCTATAAACTTTTTACTACCTTTTGAAACGTTTCCGCCTAATGCTGTCATTGTTGATCCATAATTAGATATTGTATCTGCAAACGCATTATAGGTTACACCTGATCTAAAACTTTGTTCATACAGTTTATCAAACTCACCTGCACTATCATAAAATATAGAACCACTGTCTATCATTTTTTGTTGTACTTCTGCAAACTGTTCAAACTTGGCCGCATTCCAACCTGCCCAGGCTAGTGCAACATCAGCCGCAACATCCATTGCTCCGCCCCATCTTTTCATAAATCCTTCTAGTTTCAAAGCCTTGGTTAGTTTGGCTAATCCACCTTTTCCATTAGGACCATCCATATTTTTTGATAACGTTTTTAATGCACCAACCATACTACTCATTGGTTTTTCTGCATCTCCAAAGAATGTTGCTGTATTGTTTACTGCTTTTACTGCACCTACTAATCCTCGTTTACTTTCTTTTGATTGATTTAAATCTGTTTCTGCGTTTGTTTTTACTGCATTAATAGTATTGTTTATAGCTTCAATTACTTCATCGTCCATGTCTGACATCTCTTTAACACCGTTTAACATTTCGCTAGTCAATACGTTTGTACGTTGCATTTGTTGAGCCATTCCAACCAATGTGGTTTCTGTAGCCCATGCAGGTACTTGTATCGTACTTCCATCTGGTAATAGTATGTTAGTTGTCTTTGCCATTAACGTTTTGCCTCTGCTTCTCTAAACACAAATGTTTTCTTTTTATCTTCTAATTCTTTTAGATACCTTGCATATATTTCTATTGATTTATCTAACGTTTCTATCTTTTGCATTATATTATTTACTTGAAGTGTCTTATCTGCTCCATCTTCAAGTTCATTTTCTGCCTCTTCTAACATTTCGTTCATCATAGTTTTTTCTTTTTCAAAACTATCAATATTTTGTTTTGCAATAGTTAATGAAGAATCTATATTTTTTTCGTTTACTTTTGCAAGGGTTTCGTTTAAAACTCTATCTGTTTGTTCATTATAAATTTCATTAAACCTATCACTACCGCCAAAGAACCCACTTACTGCGTTACCAAATCTTAACATATTCTTTGTTAAGAATTCTGCTGAGTTACCAATTGTAGCAAAACCCGGTGTTAACATTTCTTGTATATTTTGAAATGTAACAGAAAAGTTATCTATTGCATCAATTGTAGAATCTGCTTGTTCTGTTTGTTCTTTATAAAAAGTAGGAGATGTTAATTTATCTAAATCTGCCATTGTAAAACTATCTGGAACTATAGTCGCTCCGGCAATTACTGTATTAGCCCAAGTAAGAATTTCACTGTTTGCTGATAATTTTGGTAATTGTTTTTTTATTAATTTAACAAATTCACGTTGTCTTGCTACTGCCTCTGCTTCTGATGTAATCTTTCCTGTGGATGTATCTTCTACCATTTTTACAAACATCTGTGCAACCCCTGGTCCTACTGCCTGTAGTTTATCTAAGAAATCTTGTGGAATATTGTTAATTGCTGATTGGTCGTATTGTATATCACCTACTGTACCTTCTACTGCTTTACCAAATGCTTCTTTAAACTCTTCACCCATTGTTGCATTCATTAATGGAGCAAAATAACCTTTTGCCGCCGTAATATTTTTTATAGCATTAGCACCTAGTGTTTCGTTTAAATATTGAGCATTCTGTAGTATAGCTGTTTGAAAGTCTACTGTAGTACGTGCTTCTTCTCTTTGTCTTAGTGTTTCCATTCGTGATTGTCCTAAACTGTCTGCTAAAAACAATCCTAATTTGTTTGCTTTTTCAAATGAATTAATTAGTATATCTTGACTTTTAGATTTCATGTTATCAAGTTCTCCTAATTGATAAAGTGTTTCTGCTTCTTGTGCTAGAAATTGTGTCTGTTGTTGTATTGTCATACCAAAGTCAGAGAATTTTTCGTTAGTAGATACATCTTCTAAGAACTCTGCTAATATTACCTGCCCTTTGAATACGTCACCTTCTGATGCTGTAATAAACGGCAAGGCTGATTCTGTTACGTCTGCATATTTTTTAAATCCCATTCCTAAATTTCTAATAGAAGATCTTAATGTTGTATACATATCTATATCTGATACTACTGAACCATAATTAATTAATTGCCTTGCATACTTGTCTTGTTCAGTTAAGAGTTTTGCATAAACTACACCAATACCAGTTGTTGCTACTATTGCTTTACCACCTGCGGTAGTTGCACCTCTTAACACTTTACCAAATTTTCCTACTGCTGGTCCCATAAAGTTACCAATTGTTGCACCAGTGTTATATGCTATCTTGGCTACTTCATGTGATAATTCTGCAATAGCATTTGCTGGTTGAGCATTTGCCATAAGTCCTTTAATAGTGCCGCCTGTATCTTTAATTATTCCATCAATTTTATCTTGGTTTTCTTTTGCTTTTTCTTCTGCTGTTTTTGATTTATCTTTTGCTTTAGATACTTGTATTGCTTTTGAGCCATCACCTATTATTGCCGCTACTTTAGCGATTGTCATATTGCCTTCGGTTAATTCCGAATTTAACATATCTAAGGCTTCTTCAGTTGCCCAAGGATAGTTTTTTACTAGGTTATCAAAATATTCTTGCATAGCTCGTTTTCTGGTGTTTTAATTCGTATAAATACACTTGTAATATACAGTATTTATGGTATTCATTAAAGTATACTATAATGTATAAATTGGAGAAACTAATGACAAACCCATTAATTCAAGCATATAGAAAACCAAATATGTACGTAAGTTTGCCAAGTGGTGGTAGATTCTATAAAGATAAACCAACATTATCAGCAGATAACGAACTAGCAGTATATGCAATGACAGCAAGGGATGAACTTATAACCAAGACACCGGATGCTCTGTTTAACGGAGAAGCCACAGTAAGTCTAATTAAAAGTTGTTGTCCGGATATTAAAGATCCAAATAATATGCCGGTCAGTGATTTATTAGTAATACTGGTTGGAATTAGACAAGCAAGTTTCGGTAAGGACATTGATATAGATGTTAAATGTCCAAAATGCGAACACCAAAACCAACTAACACTCAATGCAAGTGCAATGTTATCTAATACAAAATCAACAACATCAGATCAAGAAGTTGTTATACAAGATGATATTAAGGTTACTTGTAACCCATATACGTTACAAGATAGAACTACTTTGCAAGTACAACAAATTAAACAGCAAAAAATGATTGCTAGTTTAGCTGACGCAAAATTAGATGATGCCGGCAGACAAGAGTTATTTGGTAAAACATTTGTAGAAATTGCAGAACTTACAGTAGCATTGATTACTAATAGTATTAGTAGTGTTAATGCAAACGGCGATACAATAGTTGACAAAGAAATGATCAAAGAGTGGTTACAAACTATAACCAAAAGTGATTATGACAAAGTAAAAGCTAAAGTTGAAGAACTCAGCGAATCAGGTCTTGAAACTGCGTTTAACGCAAAGTGTCAAGAATGTCAACATGAATGGAAAACTGGTGTAGACTTGGATGTAGCAAATTTTTTCGTGGGTTGATAGCTTCTCGTCAGCCCGAAGAAATCATTAAAATAGTTGAACGTTATAATAAAGATCACGAAAAGACTGAGTCAAATTATATTGACATAGTGATTCGATCTGAAGGTTCTTTCAGTTATCAAGACATAATGACTATGCCCGTAAACAGTATAGCATTGTTAGTTGAAAGAATGAATAGTAGGATTGAAGAGTTGAACAAGCAATCTAAACAGGCTTCTGGTCGCCGGTAATTAGTTTATAATACTCTGCAGGCCAATTCTCATAATAGTTAGTAGTTTTTAGATACTTACGTTTCTTAAGTATATCACCTCGTAATTGAACAAATACACAATCCGTAAAGTTTTTTGCAAAATGTCCACTATCACGTGTACTTGTAAAAAGTAATAGTTCAGGATTGGCTTTCATATGATCTTCGCAAAATTTTTCTACAGGACCAATATCATCTATATCACCTAACCAGGCAATACCAATCTCAAATTTTTCTTGGTCAAATGTTTTTATTTCATCTAGAGAGTTACGTGCATCCAAGAACTGGATTTTCTTTTGCAATCTAGCCTTACGTGCAAATGGACATATAGGTTGGGCGTCTAAGTCAGAACGAGGCTTTTCTATCGTATCTTCAGTCCATTGTAAGAATTTAGTAATAAAGTCGTCGAAGTTCATTATGTCTTTCATTGCTTGTCAGGTAATTGATGTCTACGACATCACCATCTTCGTTTGACTACGTCAAACTCGATGTATTAGCTATCGCTGTCTAGAAAAGCAAAAATTTGTAATAGTATTTATGTTAGTAGAATACTTGCTACTTCACCAGATGTTTTATTCACACTTCGCCTTCCGCAGGCCAAGTGTAAATAATGGTCTTCACCGAGAAGCACACACACAATAATATAGTAAACCTAGATTAGCACCTAGGAAGGGCGGTTACGCTGTACCCTTATTACATACTGCTTTACTAACGCAGAAACATCCGTTGCTATATTATCAACTTCGGACTATCCTCAAGTTCCAAGTGTCAGGAGAGCTTGATCTTTTTGATTTGTCAAATCAGTGCATTGACGTTTTTTGGCAACACCAGTATCCGATCATGTGAAACATGACCTCAAGGTGAGTCGACGTACGCCGACCAAACGGAGCCTTGGTGCCTATATTAGTATTGAGTTGTGTGCCGGTAATTGTCTGACTTTAAGTCTGTTTTGCTTTTTTATTGGGATTGTTATTTGTAATTATATGATGTTTTAATTATTTGCTGTTTATGCACTTAAAACCCCAATTTTCAATAATATAACAAAGATTGATAACGTTGTCAACCTTTTTTCAGATGTTCTGTAAGAATTTTTGAACTTCCTACTCTAACATTAATGATTCCATTATAGTAATCGTCTGTTTCTAGTACCTTGCGATCAAACTGTTCTTTTGCTTCCATATAGCTTAATACGCCTCTACTAGGGCAATAATGCAATATTTCCTTGGTAAACTTATCTTCACCTAGCTTTAAAACATCAGCATTTAAATGATCTGAAGAACCCCAATAGTCTCTCCAATCACTTTCTTTTGTTCCACGTCTTTTGTTTTTTCTACCTTTAAGTGGTGGTTTAGTTGTTTTAAACTTTGCTAACTTCTTACCTATATACTTTTTATTATTTGTAGTATTTGTAATTAGATATACAAATCCCTCAACGCCTGTTGGAATTTCTGTAACCACTTCACCTTTGTAAGTCCAGTCTATCATTATGCGTCAATTACTTCTATTTCAGTATTGAATGTTGTAAACCCATTTTCTTTTACAACCTGTAGTACACTTCCTACTCTACCTACTAACTCATCTCTGTGAGAAATTAATATTACGTTCTTGCCTCTGTCTCTTTCCATCTTTTTAAGAATGCCTAATGCACTCTCTACTCCAATAGTATCCATACCACTATCAACAAGTTCGTCAATACACAATAAGTTAATAGGATGATTCATACTTTCAAATACATCTCTAAAACTCCAGCTTAATCCAAGTATAAGTCTATTACGTTCACCTCTACTTAGATTATCAAAGTCTAAGTCTTGACCTAGTTGCGTAATTGTAACTGTTAAGTCACTTTGAAATTGTACTTCATGTGGTAGTCCAAGTCTTGTAATATAATATTCAAGCCTTGTATTTAAGAACTGCAAGTTTTGTTCAATAATCTTTTTACGTATAAAACTATCTTTGTTTGTAAGTAGTTTCATTAAAAAATCTTGATGTTCTTTTAATTCTGTTAATCTATTTACTTCTGCCCAATCTACTTCTTGTAATCCTGTAGCCTGTAAAGAATCAATTTGTTCTGCATATGGATTAGCTTCGTTTTCAGCATTTGTTAAATCATACTTTAGTTGATTTATTTTGTTTTGATGTTCATAGGCTTCATTTAATGTGTTGTACTCTGTTCTAGGAGCATCACCCAATTCACCAATTTCTTCTAATCCTATTCTATAATCTTTTAATAAATTTTCATCTTCGTCTATGATCTCTTGACATTCGTTTACTGCTTCAGTTTTACTTGTAACAATTTTATCATGTTGTTCATCATGTATTTCTTGACCACAAGCATAACACTTATGATCTTTTGCATGATCTAAATCTTGTTGTGCTTTGTCTCTACGTTTTGTTTCACGTTCAATGTGTGTTGTAAGTTTTGCAATTTCAGAATTTAATGTATCTATTTGATTTCTTTTTTCTGTAAACTTTGCAAATTCATCGTGTGCTTGTAATTCATTATCAATATTAATATGTTCCAACACTTGTATTTCTTGTTTAGACTCTGTTAAACGTTGATCACGTTTTAGTGTCCATTGTGTTTGTCTACGTTCTAAATCTTTGATACTGCTATTAATTCTTTCGTTAGCATCTTCAATACCTTTTATTTTATAAGTTTCTTCTGTAATCTTATCTTTGGTATTTTTTGAAAGTTCTTTTAGTATATCAGCTTTTTCACTTAATTTTGTAATACCAAGTAGTTGTTCAATCATCTCACGTTGATCGTTAGCTCTCATACTTAAAAAAGGATCTGTGTATGTGTTAAGTGCAACAATATGTTTAAACATAGTATGAGTCATACCTAATGTTTGTTCAATTACTGCTTGACTTTGTCTACCTTCGCCTTGCATTTCATCAGTGATGCCTTCAGTAGTATCGTGATTATTAATTAAATATCTAAATGTGTTCGGCTTACGACCTCTTTCAATTCTATATGCTAGTCCATCTTTTTCAAAGTCACAAGTAACCATCATTGCTTTGTTATTAGTTTTATTAACTAGATTATCTTTTTTAATATTATAAAGTGCGTTTCCGTATAACGCATAACTTAATGCGTTAATAATAGTTGTTTTACCTGTACCATTACGTGAACCATCTCCACCTAAATCAATGTTGTTACCCAACACAAGTGTAAGGCCGTGTTTATCAAAATGAACAGCCTGTGTGACATTGCCCACACTCATAAAATTCTTTACGGTGATGTTTTTAATTTTTAACATATTATCGTTCAAGTCCTCTGTATATGTCTACTAATAATTCTTTTTTGATTGTATCGCTTTGTACTGAATCTAATTGGTTTAAAACAATTTGGTCAACATTCTCTACTTGTATATCTACACCCTTGTTCCAATCATTAGTGTGTTCTTCTTTTTTACTTGGCATAAGAGCTATCTCTCTTAAATTATATTGTTTAGCAAATGTTTCTTTAATAAAGTTTGCTTCTTCATATGTAATACCAACGTCTAATGTTACTCTACAGTATGTTTTATCTGATAGATACTTGTCTGGATCATCAATAAGTTTACTCAATGATAGTGTTCTATACTTTGGTGCATCTGGCCATTGTAAGTATTCAATGTCACCATTCCAGTCCAATACCATTGCTCCTCTATCGTCATCCCAAGCATCTGCATAATTGTGTGGGAAACAGTTACCAGGATAGATTACATTCTTTTGTTGCTGTCTTTTATGAAAGTGTCCACTGAATACTAATTCAGGACCAGCTAAATCGTCTACAGATAATCCACCTGTGTCTGGCATTTCAACTAATGCATTCATAAGGAACCTTGGTAGTTCAAAATGACCAAACATATATTTACATTTAATTTTTCTAAGATTCTTCCATTCGTCTTCGCATAACCACGGAATAAATGCTACATCACCTTCAACTAAAGGTTTGTCATTAATCATAGTTATATTTTTATAATCTTCAATCATAGACAAACTATGAATTTCACGTTTCTCTCTGTAATACAAATCGTGATTACCAGTAATCATTATTACTTGTTCAAAATTTTCATTGAGTCTACGTAGGTTACTTGTTGTGTAATTTAACGTACTAACGTTAATACTTGCTCTGTTATGATGCCAGTCACCTAAGAAGAAACATTTTGTTATGCCTCGTTTCTTAGCTTCATCTATCATCCATACAATAAAATCTTCACAGTCTTGGTTGTGATGTCTACTGTTATTTTTCATACCGAAATGGATATCGGTAAATATCATTGCTTTATCAAAAAACATTCATTCTCCTAGGCAA